AAGTCGTCCAGTACGACAAAGCCGAACTCCGAGCCATTACTGGTGCGTTTAAGGCGATGGACGATGAAGCAATCGGTCAAGCTAAAGAACAATCGAGTGCGCTTGCTACTTATTTACAGGGCAAGATCGGTTCGGCAGCTGGAGCATTAAATTCGTCTCCAGTTGCTAGTCGAATTGCTCAAGGGTCTAAAGTAAGTAAGTCGTCTAAGATCGGCGAAATTTCGTTCGGATTCGCTGGACAAAAATTTAGCGGCGGTGCAACAACTCGCGATCTATGGGGCGGATCAGAATTCGGTTCAAATAAATTTAAGCAATTTCCAATCTGGTCAGGATCAACCGGGCGCGGATCAACGGGCTATTTTATTTATCCAACGCTTCGAGCTGAGCAATCGTATCTAATTGCTGAGTGGGAAAAGGCGTTTACTAGCATAGTTAAGAGGTTCGACTAATGGCTGAGGGATCAAGAACGCTCAAGCTCTCCATACTTGCCGACGTCGATAATCTTAAAAAAGGACTCAGTCAAGCTGGCGACGAAACCAATTCTTTCGGTACTAAATTAGGCGATTTCGGCAAAAAGGCTGGAGCAGCGTTTGCTGTTGCCGGTGCAGCTGCGGTTGCTTATGCCGGAGTATTGCTAGTGAACGGCGTCAAATCGGCAATCGCCGATGAAGCAGCTCAAACAAAATTGGCGACTACATTAAAGAACGTTACCGGAGCAACCGACGCACAAATCGCCGCGACTGAAAGCTACATAACTCAACAAGGTTTATCTCTCGGAATTACGGACGACGAGCTTCGTCCAGCTCTAGAGAGATTGACTAGGGCAACAGGTGACGTCGGCAAAGCTCAGAAACTAGCTAGCCTAGCGTTTGATATTAGTGCGGGCACGGGAAAAAGTTTAGAATCTGTAAGCAACGCGTTAGGTAAAGCCGTAGAGGGCAATACCGGAGCGCTCGGTAAACTCGGAATCGGTATTGGCGCCGCCGATCTAAAGTCTATGAGCCTTGAGGAAATAACCGCAAAACTTGCTACGACTTTCGGCGGACAAGCTAGCGAAAAAGCCGAAACGTTTGCTGGCAAAATCGATCGTCTCAAGGTTGCGTTCGATGAGGGTAAAGAGACAGTCGGCGGCTTCGTACTAGACGCCATTACCCCACTCGTTAATTTTATCGTCGAAAAAGTAGTTCCAACAGTTAGCAATTTAGCCGATAAAATTGGAACTGGCTTATCTCCCGTATTTAAATCACTTTCTACATTCTTTAGGGAGACGTTAGTTCCAGCGTTTACCAGCGTCTATAATTACATAAACGAATTTATAGTTCCAATTCTTAAAGCTATTTTAACGCCAGTCGTCTCAGGTCTAGGAGCAGTTTTCAAAAAGTTAAAAGATTTCGTCGAGGATAATAACGGCGTATTTACATTTTTCGGTGCGGTAATGGGAGTTATCGGAACAGCTGCAAAATTCCTAGCACCTATTATCGGGTCGACTTTAGGCGCTGCGTTTAAAGTAGTGTCGCTAATTATTGACGGCGTAAGCCTTGCTATCTCAGGGGTTGTCGCTGGAATCAACCTGGCTATTGACGCTATTAACTTACTAATAAAAGGTTACAATATCGTTAATAATTTATTCGGGGGTAAAGACCTTAAACTAATTCCCGAAGTAGTATTAAGTAAAGGCGCTAAGACTGCCGCTGTAACCGCTGCGGATTCAGCTAAAGTTAAGGCTGAGATAAAGAAAGAAATTGAACAAGTCGCGAAAGACGTAGCGAAGGAGACTGGCACAGTCGCGGCGGCAGCTGCTAAGGCAACAGTCGGCTCAACTACTAAAATAGTAGCGGACGAATTAAAAGCCGGACTAGGTGGCACTAAAGGCAATATCGGCGAAGCCATGTTCGCAATACGTCAAGCGGAATCGGGATTTATTCCGCCAGTAGTGCCTAATAACGTGGGCGAACGCATGTTCGCGATTCGTCAAGCTGAGGCAGGACTTACGCCTACTACGACTATTAACGTAAACGTATCGGGCGCAATCGACCAAGAGGGTACAGCTCGAACGATCGTTAATACACTTAATAACAGCTTCTATCGCGGCACTAATGGCGCTAATGCGCTGGCGTTCGAATGACAGTATTTAATCCAGTCTGGCGCGTAAAGATTCAGGGCGTCGAATATACGACTTACACGCTGGCAAATTTAATTATTACAAGCGGTCGAAATAATATCTATCAGCAAGCTCAGGCTGGCTACTGCAATTTAGAGCTACTAAACCTAACTCAGGCGATCGTTAATATAAATATAAATGACTCAGTAACAATCGAGCTGCAAGATTCGACTGCGACTTACGTGCCTATATTTGGCGGTACGGTCGTCGATTTCGGCGTTGAGATAATTACAGCTGGAAGCGTTGGAATTAACCAAGTATTAAAGATAACAGCACTCGGAGCGCTAAGCCGCTTACCTAAAGCGCTTACCGACGGCGTTCTAACTCAGGATTTCGACGGCGAACAAATCTGGGTAATTTTACAGGACTTACTTCTAAATAACTGGGGAGAAGTTCCAGCAGCTTTACAATGGCAAAATTACGAGCCGACCGAAACATGGGCTAACGCTCAAAACGTCGGTTTAGGTGAGATAGATCGTCCGGGCAATTATGAACTAGCCCAGAGAGCCTCAGATCGAACAAACGTTTACTCGCTGGTCTCAGCGCTGGCAACTAGCGGCTTAGGTTATATCTATGAGGACGCCAGCGGGCTAATCAGCTACGCCGATTCGACTCATAGGTCGATCTATCTAGCGACTAACGGCTACACCGATTTAACGGCTAATCATGCGTTATTTAACGGGCTTAAAATTCAGACTCGAGCTGGCGACGTACGTAATGACGTAACCCTCAAATACAACACAAATTCCAATAACGAAGTAAGCGCCGAGGATATTGGCTCAATCGAGGTTTACGGGCGTTTAGCTCAGGTCATTACTACAACAGTCAAACACGCGATCGACGCTCAAGATCAAGCCGATTTCTACTTAACGCTTCGAGCTACGCCTCAAGCGAACTTCACGTCGATCACTTACCAGCTGACAAATCCCGAGCTAGACGACGGCGATCGCGATTCGCTAATAAATATATTTATGGGCTTACCGCTACGAATTAGCGATTTACCGCCAAATATGGCAGCTGGTACGTTTCTAGGATTCGTCGAGGGCTGGACGTTTAAGGCTGCCTATAATGAAATTGCTATCTCGCTTAATCTTTCGCCACTAAGTTATTCGCTCCAAGCTATGAAGTGGGAGCAAGTTCCCGGCGGCGAATTGTGGAATACTATAACCGGATCGCTAACGTGGGAAACCGCGCTAGTCGTGGCATAAGGAGAATAAATGACAAATCCAACGAGTAACTTCGGCTGGCAAATGCCAACGGCAACAGACTTAGTTACGGACTTACCAGCTGATTTTGAGGTATTCGGTCAGGCGGTCGATACTTCTATGGCTGATCTCAAAGGTGGCACTACTGGACAAATTCTAGCTAAAGCCAGTAATACCAATATGGACTTTAATTGGATCACTAATGATGTAGGAGACATTACAGCCGTCACAGCTGGCACAGGTATTTCAGGCGGCGGCACTTCTGGCGCGGTAACTGTAACTAACTCAATGGCTACGGCGATTGACGCTAAAGGTGACTTAATTGGTGGTACTGGCGCGGATACTTTTGATCGTTTAGCCGTCGGTGCTAACGGCACTATTTTAATGGCGGACTCAACGGCGTCAACTGGTATAAAGTGGGATACTGGTGCTTACGCTGCATATACACCCGGCAGCATTACAGGATTCACAACAGGCAACGGAACAGTCGCAGCGCGTTATCGCCAATTAGGTAAAACAGTTTTCTTTTCTTTAACTTTTACACTAGGCAGCACTTCCGCCGTTACTGGTTCGTTAGTAATTCAATTCCCTGTACAATCAAATACTGCAAATAATGGCGCAATAATTGGTCGAGCTAGGTTCAAAGATGAGGGTACAGCGGAATACACAGGTTCGGTTATACAATCTGGTCTCAATTTTATGACAGTTCAAGTCGAAAATGTTGCTGGTACTTATAATTCTTTAGTAAACACAAGTGCAACTGCACCGTTTACATGGACAACAACCGATTCAATTCAAATAATGGGAACATACGAGGCGGCAGCATGACATTTACATTTAATCCAGCATACCCAGACGCTACTAATGAGCAAAAATGGGAACAGATAAAATTATGGCGTAATGCTCAACTGCTTTGTTCAGACTGGACAATGCACACAGACGCACCAACTGACAAAGTAAAATGGGCTACTTATCGCCAAGCGTTGCGCGATTTGCCAGCACAAGGCGGATTAGCCGACGACGTGGAAATGCCTAATGAACCTAACGAGCTATAACGGCTGGACGGCTGCTAAAGAGCCAGCGCATATTAAAATTAAGTCTTATGCGATACCGGGTACGAG